ACTTAGGTTTCCGTGTTTCAAGTAAAGAAGTTGATAAAGGCTCTAAATCAATACCTTTATGCGTTACCCAATTAATCTTATGAACAGCAGTTCCAGATGGCGGTTCTAAATCATATTCATAGATCTGCGCGGTAGTTGTAATAACATCTAACTCTTTCTTATATACACCAGCTTTTTCACATAATTCAATCGTTGCAGACCTTACTGCATTTTCAATTAGCAAGTCAGGACACCCTGGAACCATAGGAATAAGCTCTGGTAATAAACTTTCATAAGTCGTATTAGCCATATAGTTATCCTGCTGCTACTGCTGTTGGATTAGGGCGCCGATCAAGATTAGGACTAGTTGCAGCATCAAGCTGTCCTTTACCCGCTACAGTTGCAGTAAATAACTGGTAATGCGACCCTGCTCGTTCAGCATTCTCAGCAAACTCTGCTTCTTTCATATATGCCATATATAAAACAAAATTCATAACTGCATTAGCGTAGATATCAGGAACGCCCAAATTATCAGAAGCAGTTACTGTGGCCGGATTAGCAGAATAAGTTAACTCGATATACGCATTACCACTTACACCTGGATATACGTAAAAAGTTCGAGGGTTGTCATCCTCATAAGTGTAGTGCTTCACTACAGTAGTATGTTTTGCTGACCCTGTAACTGTCGGGTCATGCCAACTGGGATTTTGAGCATCTAAAGAATCTCTAGAAACAAGCCGTATAGCTCTTCCCCCTGTACCACTACTTGCGGCCGACATATTACGTGTTACATCTAATAATCTATTACCGCCACTAGGTATACTCTGCTTTGTACCAGCAGCTAAAGTAACAGTAGCAACAGTTGCTGTAGAGTCTGGCTTTATAAGAGCTATTTCACGCTGGGCATCATTAACCCATAAGATAAGCTCAGTATCAGGCCACCGAATATTTGATGTATCTTGTAAAACCGCATCTACTCTAGATAAAACACTAGCTACAGTAACTGCCATCTAATTACCCTGCGTTCAAGGCTTCTTGCCATACCTTTTCACGTTCATCTGTTTTAACAGTACGTTTTACCAGCTTATTAATAACAGCGGCTTTAGGAGTACCATCTACCTTAAAATTATCTGGATCACCTTCCTTAATTAAATTAACCATAACTTCAAACAAAGGGTCAGAGTCAGACTCTATACTATCTTCTAACTCCACTTTAATATCTTGCCCAGATGTTTTTCCTACCTCTTTTGCGCCCATCTGTACAGCAAGTAATCCAATCTCATCAGAGATTTCTTTTTCAACACCTGCTTGGAAAAGAATCACTGCTCCATGTAAAGTAGCAACGCGGATATCCTTATCACTTAGTATCTTCATAATAATGTCTCACTTTATAATATTAAGGGCAGGGCTTCTTTTTCATACCGCTACCATACTTACTTCTACTTTTAGCCTTTGGCTTTACCTTTGGTTTTACCTTTGGCTTTGTGCCTGTTACCTTTTTTGTTGTAGAAGATTTTCCATACCTAGGTTTACCATGCTCATCAGCATAAGTTTTTCTATTATATCTACTTACAGTAGTCTTACTGGGTTTTTTACCGCCGTACTTGGTTTTATCTGCCCTTTTAGTGGTGTATTTTTTCCCTTTGTAGGTAAATGTTTTTAAGCCAGCTTTTTCAGCTGCTGCAAACCTACCTTGGAATTCTGATAATTTTCTTGGCATTTAAGTAATCCTTTTAGGAAAACGCCCCCTTCGAAAAGGGGGCGATTCGGTTAGATAACAAATAGATACATTGTTACCGTGCCAGAAGTAGCGCCAGTACCTGGAGCTGTTGCCACGGTGACATCTATTGTGTCGTCAGAGGTAAAGGTAATAGGCGCAGTGGCTGTAGAGCCATGCGTTGCATTACCAATTGCAAATGAACTAGCTGTACCACCAGCCTGTCCGATAGTCGAACCATCGATCAAGCCGTTTGCGTCGCCACCATAACCAACATCGAGAACAATAGCTGGAGAGCCATTGGTATCGAGATCAGTAGTAGTCAGCATAACGCCAACTACAGTTTCACCTGCAAACACATCGCACATCTGAATAATGTCACTACCTGCCAAAGCAGCTGTAACAGTATATTGAGCAGTACGACAACCTACGTTACCTTGAGGGAAGTTCTTAAACGAGCTATTTCCATCAATAGCCCCAGAAGTAAATGTAGCCATCTTTTAAGCCCCCCTTAGTAAGCTGTGTCAAGGCAAATTACGCCGAAGTCTTCAGTAGACCCGTTGTAATCTGAATTGAATTTAGGCTTACGTAAGCCGAAGATCTTACTAATAGAGATACCAGATTGGTTCTCGTAGTCGAAAGTGTCTTCAACAACTTCCGGCATACCGATATCTGCCATAGCAAGGGCCTGAGCACCACAGAACAGAGCACGAGCGCCATTTACATCAGCGTTAGCACCCCACTTGTAACCAGCAGCACCAGCATTAGAGCTAGTTCCACTTGTTGCATTAGCTGTGTTGAAAACATGACGGAATTCGTGAACCATTACGCCATCAACCATCAAGCTTGAAGTGCCAGAGAACAATTGGTTACTTGGTCCTCTTACACCAGCGTTCCTTACGTTAGCAAGGAAATCTGAGTCAAGCTTAAGATCAGCCATTTGCTGTGGTGTTACAAACATGTGATACATCTCTTGATTGCCAGCACCTCTAATGCCTCGGATATAGTTATCCTTAGCATATGCCTTGAGTTCAACGATTGCTTTGTAAGCAATTGTATCTGCAGCAGCAACGGCTGTAACGTCGGCAGCTGTCAAGTTAGTAGATGCGTCCCAGCGTCTATGTCTATTTGAAGTTGGCGCTGCTACATCTGACGCAAACTCAAGATCTACCAAATCGTGTCCGGCAGAGACATTAGTGGGACGAAGTGCACCACTGGTTTTATTAGTGTAAGCAACTCCTGAGAGGGTTAGGAATGCAAGCTGGTCCATACGGTCAGCCATTGCATATGCTAATGCATCTCTGGAATTCTCACGGAAATTAACAACACTCTTCTGATCGGCAAGACGACCCGCGATTCTATTTGCAAAACGCAGCTGGTCAAGCTCGATAGTAATGTCGTAGCTTCTTAAAGCTTCTTCATTACCTTCCAAAGTGTTATCACCTGTAATACCGTCGCCTGTCATATCAGCCAACAACGTGATTACTGCTTTTGTGCCTTTATCGGATTTTGTAAGATCAGTGATCCGTTGAACCATTGCATTTGATCCACTACCTGCAAACTGATTCACGAAACTCATGTTCCGAGCGACACGCCAGAAGTCTCTACTCCACGCTGTTAATTGGTTACTAGTCAGCGACGCAAAGTTAGTTAAAGCCATTATTGTGGCCTCCTATGCGTATTAAAAATCAGGCCGAAGCCTGTCCATAGCCGACTTTAGGTGCGGCTAAACCGTTGCTCTCTATCGCGGAGCGACGACTTAGCGCTTATTAACGAGACGCGATCTCGACAGGTTTAACGTCTGTAGTAGACGATAACGTTATTTACGTGTTCGACACGGCCTATCTATCGTAAAGACACACGGATTTATCAAATACTACCACGAGTTTTGTAAAAAACAAACCTTTATGCATATCTCCCTGTGCGTTTTATTTTTGCTGACGCACGAGCTTTTGCAGCTTGTTTTTTACCTTTTTTCGTGTAAGCAAACTTTTTTGTCTTACCATTTACTTTTACAGTTGGCATAATTTTTACCTCTATATAATATCCCCACGAAGTCTAGCTAACGTTCCGGCAGGAAGAGCATCAAACTCTTCTTCCGTCATATTAGTAACATCCATTACTTTCTCACCTCGAGATGCACTGCTCTCGCCTGGTAATTCGGGCGGTTGTGCTTCTGCGGCTTTAAGCTTCTTATTGACCTCAGATCTTTTCTTAGCAACTTCGTCAACCGGTCTAGCTTTAGGCGCCGCAGTTTTAGTCAAAGTTGACTCTGAAGTTTCAACAGGAGGATCAAGATCATAACTTTTAATAACAAAATTAGAAGCTTTTGTAAGCGCATCTACAGCATCAAAACCCTGTACAACAAACGCGTCACGCAATTCAATTACTTCCTGTGTGTACTCTTTATTATACTCAGCTGCATTCTCGTCAAATACAGGAAAATTTTCAGATAAAGTATTAGCTGCAGCCTGCAATGCAGTTGCTTGTTGGTTCTGCTGAACTGTCTGCGTAACTTTCTGCGTAAGTTCATATTCTAACTGCTGACGCTCTGCTTTACGGATCTCTTCTCTTAAAGCAGCTGCTTTTGTTGCTTCCCCATCCAACACTAGGTTCTGGTATTCAACTTCTTTTTCATCAAAGCTATAAGGTTCCGGAGCATCTTCAGCAGGTAATTGCGCTGCTCTTGCTTCATCAAGCTGCTTTTGAAGTGCTTTTTGTTTTGCAAGTACTTCATCGAGGCGAGATTTAGGAACCATAGGTTTTTTAGATTCTGGTTCTGGTGTTGGTTCTGGCTCTGGTTCTTCTGTTTCTACTTCTTCCTCAACAGGCGCTTCATCAGTTTCAGCAACTGTTTCCTCCTGAGTTTCTTCAGCAACTTCTTCTTCCTGAGTTTCTTCAGCAACTTCTTCTTCTTGGGGTTCTTCAACAACTTCTTCTTCAGTTTTTTCAGCCGTAGCTTCTTCAACTTCTTCTGCCTCCTCCCCTTCTTCACCAAGACCAAAATTCATATCTAAAGAAACCTCACTGTCTTCAGATAACTTATCAGCTCCAGGCATTGTTTCAAACACCATACCTTCGTCTTCAGCTGCTTCTACATTCTTATCTTTTTTAGCCATTACACAATCTCCTATTGGGGTTTACGTATGTTAGGTATATCTACCTGTTTGGGTTGTTGCTGTTGCTGCTGTTTTGCAGATGTTTGCATTACTGTTGCTGCAATACGCGTTGCTGCATTCGTTTCTGCCTGATTTGTTCGTGTCTGGTTTGACAGGTCAGCCAGTTCTCTTCGTAGATCAAGCTCACGCTGCTTTATTTGAAGTTGTGACTGCATCTCCTGCATACGTAGTTGCGGATCTACTTCAGCCATATCCTGTACTTTAGCTATATTAACTGCAGCTTCAGATTGTAGTTTACGTACTTCAGCTTCAAGCTTGGCTATTTCAAGCTGCACAGCTTGCATCTGTATTTGTTGCTGAACTTGCATCATTTCTTGTTGTTCTTCTGTAGGTGGTTCTTGTCCTGTCATAACCCTGATACGTTTAGCAAGTTGACCTTTCTTAGCCAGATGTGAGTATTCAATAATAGCATCATCTGGAATAGCTACACCAACTTGCCGTAGGTTAAGGGCCTCTGCAAACTGCACCTCATCAAACGAATCCCGCGCTGGAGCTGTTGTAACTACAACATCATATTCACCTATAGTAAGGTCGTTAATAATACGGCCTTCGGGAGTCATCTCGTTAACAACTATAGGTTCTCTGGGTTTTAGCGGATCTTCCTCATTAGTAACTTGTATTATCCTTTCCTCGGTATAAAACCGCTGTACAAGGTTTAATATTTTTTCAGCTAAATATTGTCTTGTTTTACGCAGATTATCGAGAGGTACTTGTATCATTATGACACCACGATTCTGCTTGGCTTGTATCGCAACACCAGATACTTCAGCGCTGTCTGTACCAAGCATAGAATCGTTAATACCCGAAATCGCCTTTATATTTAACGCAGCTTTCTGACCAATACGATCCAAGCCTGTAGGAATCTGGTTTGGCTGTATCTTAACTGGCGGTGTAGAGCCTCGGTTATATTCAACAACAAGACCAGTTTCTGCACCATGTTCTTCTAGGTCATCTGCCGTCATACCCGTCAATGAACCACTTTCTACCATCCAACCACTATTTGCCGTGGTGTTTACTATATGTAGTTCTTGGGAGGTAATTTTATTTAATTGTTCTTGTGGAGATAAGAGGTTACGAACCATACCGAAAGGTCTGCCTCTTCTAAAATAAGCAAAGAAAGGTATTATTGTGAAATCTTCGTAGGGCGACCAATCATCATGTAAAACAACTTTATCACACGTAACGGTCCATCTTACCTTGCGTCTTATTTTACTCATTACCGATAGGCCGTACTGTTTAGCAAATTTTTTCGTTTTTGCTGTAGACCAACCTTCAGGAACATACCGCTGGTCACCTGTTGTGTCATCAACAAAACATTCAACCCGTGTCATACGTTTGTGTTGTCTTTCTATAACACGCAGTGCTTTTACAGTCTTATAGTCATCTTCATCAGGGATACCTGCGCCCATATAATCGTTGTCCATATCAAGATCACCAAACCGGTTCTCTTCATACTCAACTGAGTCACGCCCGAAACTGTTTCCATTCTCCGCAATAAATCTAAGTGCTTCCGCTTTTTTCTTACCATATAACTCTTCAACCTCATCCAACGTCATCCATTTAGTCTCAAACACTTCGTTCCAGACTTTTGGATCAGCTTCCTTTGCATCAGGGTCAATAAGTATGTCCAACGGATCTTTAGCCGTGATTCTTACTTCGCCTTCTATATGGTCAGAAAAATCCATACGCACATCAAAGTATCCCCGACCGTCCATTATCAGACCATCACTGAATACCTGCTGCTCTACCCAATCCAACTTATTGTTATCAGCAATCTGCATATAAAGTTTTGTTAGGGTATGCGCGATTTCTTCTTCACCGCCGCGTCGTGGTTTAAATTGAATATCTGCACGGCGGGTAGACTGCTCACCAAGAACTGTATTAACAGTAGGAAGAATAGTATTAATAGTTAATGCGGGACGGCCTTCTGCATCAAGAGCTGCTATGTCCTCATCATCCCATTGGTCGCCACGATAATAGGCGTCACATGTTTTAGCCATATCAATATATTCAAGATGGCCATTATCTCGTGCCCGAACATATCGATCCCACTGTCTAGAGGCTATCTCTTGTTCTTCACCTGGATTTAATTTTTTCATGTTATGCACTCATCGCTGATCGTTGACGCATACTTGACTCCTTTACATGTACTTCAAGCTTATCACGCCAAGAAGGTTCATGTACCACGGGCGCCTGATAGGTTGCAAACTCAGTCATCATCAAACCTACCCATGCAAGCGCGTCCACTTGGTCATCATGTACACCATTAGGAAAACGTAAAAGTTCAGCGACCAATGGGCCGGTGAACAATTCATTGCGGGGCAAAAATACCATCCCCTGTTGCATCCGTCCCTGGATGGCCCTGGCACGTGCTTCTTTATCTCTACGGCCAGTTTTTAAATCTTTAAAGTATGCTTCATATAAACCACGTTCTCGTACCCGCTTTTCAAGCAAGGGACCGAGCGCCATCTCAATATGTCCTTTCTCTATACCTATAATAGAAGGTTTCCACAACTCATAGAGATCTAATATCTGCTCTACGATTTCAAAGCCATCGAAACGCCCCCGCACTATATCTACTATAAATAACTGGTCGGCTTCATCGACACCAACAACAAGCCCTACGGTATAGTCATTACGATCACGTTTACCTATCGCCAAATCCCACGCGCAATAGAACCGCATAAGCTCATGGTCTATATCTTCGGGGTCATAATAAAGGATCATGTTTCGTGAGAAGTAGTCACCGTCATCGGCAACCGGATTCTGCTGATACAACGCAGACCAATCGCGTGGTCCGACGGCTTTCTGTATTCTTGTTAATGAAGGGATATCATAACGTTCAGGATGCAACGCTTCCCCTGAATCACGAAACTCTTCTTCTTCCTCCGCGATTGCCGGATAACGGACCACTTCCCATTCATCACCGCCTTCAGAAGTTGCTTTCAGTAACCTTCCGGCAAGGTCGTCATCATGCCATCGCGTAAGAATCACAAGTATACCTCCACCTGGCGCAAGTCTTGTGTACGCAGTGGAAGTGTACCAATCCCAATTAGAATCCCTGTTGTTTTGACTTTCGGCATCCTCACGGTTTTTTACTGGATCATCGATAACAAGAACGTGCGCTCCTTTTCCTGTTATACCACCACCCACACCAGCAGCAACGAAACCACCGCCAGAAGTAGTAAGCCAAGCTTCAGCCGATTGGCTATCAGGATCGAGCCGAGTTGAGAAAGCTGTTTTGTAAGTTGGCTCACGTAGGAGTTGACGGACTTTACGAGAGAATCCCATCGCAAGCGAACCCGAATACGAGCAAGATATAAATTCGTGCTCTGGGTTTCTACCCATATGCCAAGCTGGGAACGCAACTGATGCCAGCGTTGACTTACCATGTCGAGGCGGCATAAAGAGCATAAGTCTTGGACTCTTTTTTTCCACCACTGCTTTAGAGAATTCTTCCAATCGTTTACAGACATCTTTGTGTACCCATCCGGCTTGATAATCGGGGTTAAATCGTTCGACAAAAGGGAGGAGTCTCTTTCGCGTAAGGAATCTAAGTGCAAGTTCTGCTCTTGCCTTTTCAGCAGCAGATAACTCATTTGTCTCCTCGACAACTTCTTCTGGAGTACTGGGTGCCGGTAACGCCTCCGCGTCGTCAGCCTTGCAGTAGACACATAATCCACCTTTGTCACTAAATAACGTCTCAGGGCGAATGCTCCTGCAACGTTTGCATTTCAGAGTAGGAATATCACTCATCAGAAGCGGGTTCTAAATACTTAGTATCTTTCCCTGCGATTTTGAGCAACTCCTCATCTGTCAATCTTTCTAACTGTTTTTCGTTATTAATATTTATATTAACCTGCGTTGCATTATCCGGACCCACGAGGTTATGTAGCTTCACAAGAGAATCTACTGTGTTCTTCATTTCGGTTGCGGTAGCTGATGCCGAATATGCCTCCATGTACATCTGATGTGCGTTCGCTCTTTCGAACTTTACTTCTTCCCGCATCTGCTCCCGATAATAATCGATAGCTTTTTGTACGGCAGTAAGTTTAGCAGCAGCTAATGCTGCGCTACTACTCGCGTACCCCGCGCCACGGCCAGCGGCAGAAACACTCATGCCGCTAGAAACAAGAAGCACGAGTTTCTCCTGCTGTATCGTCAGCTCACCAGCCGTTAAACCCATAAAAGGTAAATCGGCTTTAAAGGCCAAATGCGGGTCTACTGTATCAGTGGACAATTCGCAATTGGGGTTTTCTGTTTTCTCTAACTTCTGTTTTAATTGCGTCATCAAGATATACAAACATTGGGGTCGCGGACCCTAAACTGTCGCATCCTAAAACTTCTAAAAATTCCGTAATAGATAATTTTTTTCCATCGGTAATAAGCTTTAGCATAATTTCAACTAAAACAGCGTTATATACTAACACTTCCGACCCATCGGGAGTTAGTGCAGTACCAATGATGGCTTCATCAAAACCATCTATCGCAAACATACCAATGTCGTCAGTCATATTCATGGGATGATATATCAACTACCTGTTAGTAACAACACCCTTTTTTACAGAAAAAAATTTCAAAATCATTTCTAAATCGCTAAGACATCATCTCCTAGGTTGGTGAAACTCCACCCCCGAACCCCGAATCGGGTTTTTGGAACCTTGTTTTATGTTTACTTGATGGAACCTTGTCTGCCAGTAACCCCAGTGAT